GCGACGGTGTTTCCGTTGATGAATCGGGAAACGGGATTATCCGCAACGATACAGACCAAGTGTACCCCCAATTCCAGCACACGGGCAGATACGATAAACCCGACAGCACCGGCAATGAGATAGCCGATTTTTGTTTGCTGTTTCTGCTTTTTTCGCCAACAGACAAAGAAAATGACGGGAATCGCAATCATCAGAATGACTGTGATGATCAGCGACGGAATGGCGCTTTTGCCAATGATAATGTTCTCAAACTCCGTCATTTTTCGTCACCTCCCCAAATCTCCACACAGAAGCCTTTATGACCGCATTTAGTGCAGGTCAGCTTGCGGGTAGAGGGAGTATGATTTGCCCAAAAAGCTTCCTTCATGCTTGGCTTGAATACCTCATGGCATTCCGGGCAGATGTATTTTACATTTTTGAAATAATACTTACTGATGATGGTTCCCCACGCAGCGGCAACAATCACCCAGATAACAAACGGCCACCATATGCCTTTGATGATCCAAAGTATAATAGAGAACCACTGCAGTGCTGTAACTGGGATTCCGGTCAAGACCATTGTCAAGCGAAGTTTCTTAAGTTTTTTCTTGCCTTGCATAATTGTGGCTATGTCACCGATGGATTCGAGAGAGTACTCCGTTTTGCTTTTCAGTCCGTTCTTCAGTTCACGTAGTTTTTCCAGCTTTCCCTGTTTCTCGGAAATCTCCTCCGAAAGCGCGGCCTCCTGCTGTTCAATAAGCAGCGAAATTACCTTTTCAGGATGCTCCTCATTCAATATCTGAGAAATTGCATCGATTGGCAGATCCATTTCCCGCAGGAAGCAGATGACCTTCATGCGCTTCAGATCATCATCCGAGTAAAGCCGTCTTCCGCCTTCGGACAGATCACTGGGGATCAGGATGCCTCTGGTATCGTAATACTGAACCGTTCGGACTGTGACGCCGCAAAGCTTTGCAAGCTCTCCCGTCGTGTATTTTGACATAGCTTTCACCTCCTTACGCCATGGATTCTACAACATGACGCTGCGTAACAAGCAATACCTTACGCAAGGGGATTTTTATATTTGGAGCAACAAATTTGGATTTATCTGACTAAAAAATCATATACACGCTTGTTGAAATCAGTTGCCTCCTCATATGCGGCATGTCCGAATTTCTCATACATATAAAGTTCACTGCCCCTAATTTGCTCATGCATTTCGTAAGAGGCAGACGGACCGACGATTTGATCAGCCCCTCCTCCGATAATGAGCGTCGGACAGGTGATTTTTTTAAGATCATCAAAGCAATCGAAATGCAATATCGCATTCGCATTGATCAGGAATCTATGATAGTTCTTCGGCTTTCCGATCCATCCGATTACAGGATATATTTTACGATACTTTTTGAGATACGCTTCGGAGTAGCTTTTTTCTGCTGTATCGATCATCAATTGCTTATGGTTCTCTTGCTTTGCCAATCCTATCCATGCTTCGACAACAGAATGTACTGTATCATTAGCATTCGGTGCAGAAACGGCTATCACTAACTTTTCTATCAAATCAGCGTGATCGATTGCCAGATATTGCGCTATCATTCCACCCTCAGATACACCTAAGACAGATGCCTTTTCAATACCAAGCTTTCTCATTGCCTCGGCTTGATCATCTGCCATTTCTCTAATTGAATAGTTATCCGGCAGGTTATTTTTTCTGCTGAACATAAACAACGTGTAGTCTTTGAAAAACAACTTATATGGTGCAGCCAGCAAAAGAGCTTTTCCATCTACCGTAGCTAATCCGTCGGATAAACCGGGCAGGAGGATCAATACTTTATTCCCAAAGCCGAATGACGCATAACATATTTCTGTGCTGCCAATCGGAACTGTACCGTTTTTTGCGTTCCAAATCATTCTGTCATCCTCCGTTAAATTATGATTTAATCTTCACAAATTCAAGTCCGTGCTTTTTAAGTTCAGCTTCAAATTCATCCGCGCTGATGCCGACATAAGATGCATCCTCACGTTTCTTTGCACGTTCCTCCTCAATTCTGGTATCAAGTTCATCGTAATACCAGGTAAATACATCCGTACCAATAGGAACAAGAACTAAATATTCGTCTCCGCTGGCAAGCCTTGCACACGCATTTAAGACTCCGGAACCTTTTATTCCTACACCGGTTACACCGCCAAAGTCCTCTGAATTTTTAATAAAAATCATGTAGAACCTCCCTTACCGGCTTTCTCTCTTCACATAGGTAAGCTCTATATCATACCCAAGGGCTTCCATCATCTTCACAAAGGTGTTGTTTACCACTCCATCCGGCTTTTTAATAACACGATTGACATATGATCTCGTTATTCCGATATCTTCCGCTATTTTTGCCTGGGTGGTTTCGTTCTCTATGCACTTAACTTTAACGTCCAGTTCTATATTATTCTTAACCATACTTTTTCTCCGAACAATCGTGTTTCACAAATCGTACAACTTATTATACACCCAAAATGTGAACTTTTCTACCTCAAAACGAAAAAAAGCAGCCACCCTTTTTGCTTTAGGTGACTGCCGTATCGTCGTGCTTGTTTATGCTGCAATCTCAATCTCAAGTCCGCTTCTGAAAAGGACTGCCATTTTCTCGTCGTAAACCGTGACCTTTTCAATCAGCCTTCTTGTAAGGGCATCGGAGTATTCGGAAAGAAAATCGTTCTGCTCGTCCAGGAATTTCTTCATATCCTCAAAGCGCTCGATCCTATCCTGCTCCAAAGCACCCTCGGTAAGAAGCTTCTGCTTTTCCTCCCGGAGCGTGATGATGTCGTTTCCGATTTCATCGGCTTTGACCGCATCTCTTTCGTTGGCAAGAAGCTCAGTCTGCTTTTCTTTGATCAGTCTGTCGATTTCGGCAATCTTCTCAGCCGTCCCACCATCGATAACCGAGCGGACGTTTTCCGTAAGTGCCGGAATGACCCTGTCCTTGCAGGAATAGATTTCGTTAACCGCCGCAACAACCGCACTCTGAAGGTCTTCTTCTTTTATCGTCCTTGCCGGGCAGTCGGGACCGCCTTTCTCAACTCTGCTCACGCAGCGCCATACCGTCGATTTGCATCCCCGGTTGTTCCACTTGATCCTGCGGTAAATGTCTCCGCAATGACCGCAGAACACGATGCTTGAAAGAGCGTACTTTCCGCTGTAGACTCTTTTCTTTCCGCCGGAGTTAAGGTTCGCCCTTTCTGCCATATCCGCCTGGACTTTGAGGTAGACCATCTTGTCAATGATCGGCTCCTGACTTCCTTCCACATAGTACTTCGGAACCTTTCCGTTATTGACCGCTCTTTTCTTTTCCAGGGTGTTGACCGTGTAGGTTTTCTGAAGAAGCGCATCGCCGATGTACTTTTCGTTGGTAAGGATCTGCTTGAGATTCGATTCATGCCAGCGAAGGTTTCCCGCTCCGTTTCTGATGCCGTCAGCTTCAAGACCCCTGCGGATGGTGAGAAGGCTTTTCCCTTCAAGGTATTCCGTGTAGATCCTTCTTACGATCTCTGCCTCTTCCGGAACGATGACAAGCTTTCCATTCTCGTCCTTGGTATAGCCGAGGAAACGGTTGTGATTGACCTGCACTTTGCCTTTCTGGTTTCTGTACTGGATTCCAAGCTTTACGTTTAAAGAAAGAGATTCTGATTCCTGCTGGGCAAGAGATGCCATTATGGTCAGCAGCACTTCGCCCTTAACATCCAGCGTGTCGATATTTTCCTTCTCGAAGTAAACGGAAATGTTAAGGTCCTTCAGTTCTCTTGTGAACTTGAGGCAGTCGACCGTGTTTCTCGCAAATCGGCTGATGGATTTTACAAGGATCTTGTCAATCTTTCCGGCTCTGCAGTCTTCCATCATCCTGTTAAAATCGTCACGCTTCTTTGTGTTCGTCCCGGAAATGCCGTCATCTATCTAAACGCTGTCTTTGATACAATTTAACGATTCATCTTCGGCCTGGACGGAGGGGGGTAAGTTTTTCTGCCGGGGAGGGTAAGTTGCTCCGGGGGGAGGGTAAGTTTTCCCGCCGAGGGGGGTAAGTTGACTCAGGGGGAGGGTAAGTTTTGGCATAAAGAAAAGGCTCCATATCCGGAGCCCTTTGTCAGGTTAAGCCTTGATCTCAGTCCCATCCTTGAAGGTGACCCTGATGTCCGTTGCTGAATGAACCGTCATGTGGTCGACCATTGCCAGCCAGTCTTCATCCCGAAAAACCGTCAGCGTCTCATGTTCCTGCAATCCTGCCAGGAACAACTCAATCTGCTGCCGCCTTGCCTGCCGGGCGCTGATCTCCTGCGTGAGCTCTTCCTGCCGGGCTTTGGCTGCATCGTAACGAGCGGAAAGCGCTTCATAGCGTTTCTGGTATTCTGCCTGATCCAGCGCGACATGCGCGTTTTCCTTAATGCAATCTTCGATCAACCCGGCTGTCACCGTGATCTCCGATTCCAGCGCATCCAGTTCATTCTGCAACGTCTCCGTCGCCAGCTTAGGCAGAAGCACCTCATGGTATATGGTCGTAATCTCTTCTCTGGCATCGATCACCTGATTGGCGGTGTGGAGGAAGATGACCTTGATCTCATCCTCGGACAAGGTCGGTGTGCTGCATTTTTCACCGTCGAATTTGTGGTTGCACTGCCAGATGACCCGGCGGTACTTATCGTTGCTGTGCCAGACCTTCGAGCCGTACCAGCCGCCGCAGCCACTGCACCTGATTTTACTGGAAAAGATGCTCACAGAGCTCAGACGATTCTGTCCTGTCGTCCGCCCAGCCAGCAGAAGCTGCACCTGCTCAAAGGTCGCTTTCGGAATGATGGCTTCATGGTTGTCCCGGACGTAGTACTGAGGTACCTCGCCTTCATTCTTCTTTTTCTTCTTGCTCAGAAAATCCGTGGTGTAGACTTTCTGCAACAGCGCGTCGCCTTTGTATTTTTCGTTTGACAAAATGCTCCGGATGCAGCTGGCATTCCACTTTTCTTTTCCCCCCGGCGTCGGAATGCCCTCTGCCGTCAGCTTCCGGGCGATCAGAGCAGGCGACATGCCTGTCAGGAACATCCCGTAAATCCTTTTCACCAGCTTTGCCTGCTCCGGATTCACGACCAGGTTTCCATCCTGCCCACGGTCGTAGCCCAGGAACCGTTTGAATGGTACTGTGACCTTTCCATCGGCAAAACGCTTCCTTTGTCCCCATGTGCAGTTTTCGGAGATGGAACGGCTCTCCTCCTGCGCCAGGCTGGACATGATGGTCAAAAGCAGTTCGCCCTTCCCGTCGAAAGTCCATATACCTTCCTTCTCGAAAAAGCACTCGGTGCCATGCTCTTTCAGCTTCCGGATGGTTGTCAGGCTGTCCACAGTGTTGCGGGCAAAGCGGCTCACGCTCTTGGTAATAATCAGATCGATCTTCCCGGCCAGCGCGTCCTCGACCATGGCGTTGAAGCCGTCTCGCTTCTTGGTATTGCAGCCCGTGATCCCTTCATCCGCATACACGGAAACGAACTCCCAGTCGCTCCGGCCCTTGATGTAGTTGGTGTAGTAATCCACCTGGGCCTCATAGCTGCTCTGCTGTTCTTCATGATCCGTGCTGACGCGGGCATATGCGGCAACCTTCCGCTTGGCTGTGTTCGTCAGCGGGGTTGCAGTGAACCGGCTGATCGAGGCCGGTATGGTAATTACGCTTTTTCCCATGTGGCAATCCTCCCATCCGAAAAATGAAATTCAAACATCCAATCATCCAGTATGCGGATGTCATCGACCTGACGCATGAACGCTTCCTCGTCAAATTTCTCCATGCCCATCACCTGCGCAGCAATCAGGCGCAGTTGGTAATCCGGATAATTCCTGCTGGAACAGGCGCTGTCTTTCAGCTTTTTGCCCATGCAGTACCAGTAAACCCAGCGCCCGGATGAGTTCACGCGGTGGTAGGTGTTCCCGCAGCGGGCACAATGGATTCTTCCCAGAAATGCATCCGTGCAGGTGGGCGTATGCTTGAAATCATCCAGATGAGCGTCCACCCATGTTCGGGTCTTATTCCCTGTCAGATGGAACTCAATGCTGCCACTTGGCTGAACGATCATCTCTTTCACCTGGCTTTCAAAGGCTGATGCGTCAAACACGCTCATGCCAAGGATGCCCGCGCTGATCCGTTCAAGCATCGCCTCGGTATAGTTGCGGCTCTCGCAGGATACGCCAACTTCCTTTTTACTGCGGCAGATCCAGTGGTAGAAGGTTTTCCCGCGCACCTTGCTCTTTTTCCGCGTGAAATGATTTCCGCAGCATCCGCAGACAATCTTCCTCGTGAATGGATACGTCGGATTCAAAAGAGAAGTCCTTCGGGCAATTTCAGCCTGCACCTTGGCGTAGGTCTCCCGATCCAGGATGCCTTCATGACAGTCCTGCATGTAGAACTGGGGCAATTCGCCCCTGTTCTTGACCTTGTTTTTTGTAATCGGGTCTTCCATGTAGCTTTTTTGCCTTCGCAGGTCTCCGGCGTAAATCTCGTTCTTGATCAGAAGCGACAGCGACGCCTCCTGGAACAGGCAGCCATTGACCGTCCGGTAACCCCGACCGTTCAAGTCATCGCAGATGGCCTGCAGGGATTTGCCTTCCAGGTAAAGCTGGAACATCCGGCGAACAATGACGGCTTCCTCCGGAATGATCATGTACTGTTTCAGGTCGTCGTCATAGCGGTAACCGAGGATATGTTTATTGGCAGCACCGATCTCTCCGGATTGGAATCTCTTCCTGATGCCCCACTTGCTGTTTTCGGAAATGCTCCGGCTTTCCTCCTGGGCAAAGGATGCAAGGATCGAAAGCATCAGTTCCCCATCACCGCTCAGGGAATTGATGCTTTCCTTTTCAAACCGGACTTCAATGCCAAGTTCTTTCAGGTGCCTGACCGTGTTCAGCAGGTCAACTGTGTTCCGTGCAAAGCGCTGGATGCTCTTGGTCAGAATGATGTCGATTTTTCCTGCATTGCAGTCAGCCAGAAGGCGATTGAACTCATCCCGGTCTTTTGTGCCGGTGCCGGATATGCCGTAATCCGCATACACGCCTGCGTATTCCCATTCAGTGTGCCGCTGGATCAAAGCACTGTAGTAGCTTATCTGCGCGGAAAGAGAATGCTGCATCCGCGCTGATTCAACAGACACCCTGGCATAAGCGGCGACCCGTTTCCTCCGGGGTGGCTCTGACGCTTTCGGGGTAAGCTCTTCAATGGTTTTCAAGTGTTGTCCCTCCTTTAGGCACGACTATCTATCACTCTAAAGAAGGAATAAAGCAAGCGTTTTCTGATAACAAACTGCCCAGGTAAGGTCGGTATTTTTCCAGGAGCCTGGTATCAATCTCGGCATATTCTTTCTCTGTGATCAGGCCCTTTTCCAGCATGGCCTTTGCTACAGACAAAGTTGCATGATATCGCATATCATCACGCATCTGCTCCGGGGTCATCAGGTATTCCTCCCCGCGTAGCGATATGCGATATAGCAGGCATGGGAGCAGTACTTACGGCCCGCGTTACCGTATGCCGTGAAGGGCTTCCCACAGGACGGGCAAATGTACTGATAGATTGCTTTCCGCTTTACTTCTTCCGGATGCGTGTTCCACCATGCCTGACGGCAAACCGGACTGCAAAACTTTTTCCTTTTGGTTCCGGGAAGATGCGTCAGTGGAGCGCCGCAATTAAGACAGCAGGTGTTATCCACGATAGGCGGTTCCGTTGCGGCATTATCAGCCTTTACACCGGCGAGACCATGGCTCCTGCAAAACGCTTTCACGCTATCTTTTGACAGACCGACAGCGTTGGCGATGGCCATATAGCCATAGCCTCGGTTCCGCATGTCTGTTATCTTCATCCTCTGCTCGCTTGTCATGCTCTCCTCCAGTCTGAAAGCCAAGGCCTTCACTTTCCACTGGAGATGAAAAGCAGTTTTGAGCGGGCCAAAAACAAAAAAAGCGGGCCTTGCCCGAAAGCAAAGCCCAGAATGGTCTTATTCAGTTGTGATCTCGCTGTACTCCCCGGAAACCCAGCCGACCTGGCTCCCGATCTTCACTGCCTGCCAACCGTTGAAGGCGCTGGCCACATACTCCAGCGTTGTGCCCGGCGCGACAGCGGTGATGCGGCTGTAACTGGTGCCGTTGCCCGTGCGGATGTTAACTTTGCCGCCAGAGGACTTGATCAGCACCCGGATGGTGGTCTGCCCGGCGACGGGCTGTTCCTGCTCAGGCTCAGGCTGCATTTCCGACATGGCCTGCTGCCCGGCATCGTCCTCCGCCACAGCGGCCATCAGGGCATCATGGGTCTGATCACCGTACTTGCCGTCCTGCTTAATCCCTGCTTTCTTTTGGAAAGCCCTCACGGCAGCTTCTGTCTTGCTGCCGAACTGGCCGTCCACCTCAAGGGTGGCACCCAGCTGATTCAGCAGTTCCTGCAGGGCTTTCACATCCGCCCCGGTGGAACCGTTCTTCAGCAGCCTGCTGCCCAGCGTGTATACGGTGACCGCCTCCACAGCGACCTGTGCGCCGCTTGTGTCGCCGTAGTCGATAAACGGCAGCTTGTACCAGTGTGTCCAGGGCCGCTTCTTCACCTGCGTCTTCACGCAGCCCCAGCTGAAGCCCTGCCACTCCACGGCATAGCCGTTGCCGATGTAATACCCGGCATGACCGTCCTTATACAGTGCCAAACCGGGGATCTCCGGCAGGGTGTCGATGGTACCCCAGTCCATGCCTTTCTTTTTTGCCCAGGAGAACATGCTGTTCGCACCTTTGTCCGGACACCCGTTGGAGCCATATTTACTGGTGATGGATTTATCCGTCCCGATGGCTTCCAGCACACCCTGACCGCCGTTTGTCCAGGCATAGCCCTTGCAGCCGCCGATGCAGTCGGACACGACAGCCTTGTTGGCAATGTCCTGCTTGTAACGGGACATGCGGCTGGAAGCATAAGA